TAGCATTTGATAATGCTAAATTAGAGCAAGCCAAAGAAAATAAACCGGTTGCACAGGAACCTGTACAACTATCAGACGGTGGAAGATTACCACAGCAAACTCCGCAAAGTTTACCGGAGCCTGATCCTCAAGCAGAAGCTTGGGCTAGTAAAAACACATGGTTTGGCAAAGATCGAGCCATGACCTTTACTGCCTTTGAAATTCACAAGGATCTTGTAAATGAGGGATTTGATCCTAAATCGGATAACTATTATTCTGAAGTTAATAAAAGAATAAAAGTTGACTTCCCACATAAATTTGCTATAGGTGGTGATGTAGAGCAAACGTCCAAGACCAATCAGTTGGTTGCTTCAGCTCAGAGAAGTGTAAGACCTGGACGCACAACTGTGAGACTCACATCTTCACAGGTAGCAATAGCTAAAAAATTAGGTGTGCCACTCGAAGAGTATGCAAAACAAATAAAACTCACGGAAGGAGCATAAGCATATGAAAAAAGAAACAAAAGAAACTTCTCGTGCGAGCCAAACACGGTCAAATACTGAAAGACCAAAAGTGTGGGCTCCTCCATCTTCTCTAGATGCACCCCCTGCACCTGATGGATTCAGGCACAGATGGATACGGGCAGAGAGTTTAGGATTTCAAGATTCTAAAAATATCTCTGGAAGATTAAGATCCGGTTATGAATTGGTGAGAGCCGATGAATATAAAGATCAAGATTATCCTGTAGTCACTGAAGGAAAATACAAGGGGATTATCGGGGTTGGTGGCCTTGTACTCGCAAGGGTACCCGAAGAAATTGCGAAGTCTCGGACTGAATATTTTGCTAAACAAGCAGAAGGTCAGAACGAAGCGGTTGAAAACGATTTAATGAGGGAAGAGCATAAGAGTATGCCTATCAATGTTGACAGGCAGTCTCGCGTAACCTTCGGTGGTACAAAGAAAAGTTAATTTTTTAACTATTCCTACTCATCGATTTAAATCAACCCGTTTACATTTATGTAAACACTAAGGAGTAAAAACATGGCTAATAGAAACTCAGCCGGTTTTGGGTTTAGACCAAGTGGAACGTTAGGTAATACACCTGCGACTCAAGGTCTATCTCAGTACTGGATTGATTCTGCAGCAACAGTTGATCTTTTTAACGGCATGGCGATGAAATCGACAGGCGGTTATATGATTACTGGTGAAAGCGCAACTACCGTTACGACGATGGGTGTTCTCTACGGAATCTATTATACAGCAGCTTCTACTAATAAACCCACTTGGGCGCATTGGTATGACGCAACAATTACTCCAGCAAACAGCGAAGACACACAAGCGTTTGTTAATGATTATCCTTTCCAAAAATACACAATAGCATCGGACACTGCAGTAGCTGCAGATGTTCCTGCTGCTCACGTGAAATTTATGGAAACGTTTTCTGTTAACGCCAATACAGGCGGAAGCACGTCAACTGGAAGATCATCAACAACACTTGAAATCGGGCAAACACATGCAACTACACACTCTTGGAGATTATTAAGAAGTGCTGAAGAAACAGAAAACAGCGACTTAACTGCTGCGTACTGTTCTTTGGAAGTTGTATCTAACTTGTCCGAATTTGTCGGGTCTGGAACTTAGGAGCATAAAATGGCAATATCAAGAGCACAACTCGTTAAAGAGTTAGAGCCAGGCCTGAATGCACTATTCGGTCTGGAGTACAAAAGGTATGATAATCAGCACGCTGAGATTTATACCAACGAATCATCTGACAGAGCTTTCGAAGAGGAAGTAATGTTAAGTGGTTTTGCTAACGCGCAAGTAAAAGGTGAAGGTAGCGGAGTCTCGTTTGACGAAGCACAAGAAACTTTTTCTGCGAGATACACGCATGAGACAGTAGCTTTAGCATTTGCTATCACGGAAGAAGCTATCGAAGATAACCTCTACGATAGAATTGCTTCTAGATATACAAAAGCTTTAGCGAGATCTATGTCAAATACTAAACAAGTAAAAGCAGTTGAACCTTTAATCAACGGTCTACCAACGGCAGACGATTTTGATTCAGGTGACGGTGTTTCACTATTTAGTACAGCACACCCAACAATAGCGGGAACTTACAAGAACACGCTATCTGCGCAAGCTGACCTTAACGAAACATCTTTGGAGCAATCATTAATTGATATCGCTGCAATGACTGACGAAAGAGGTTTGAGAATAGCTGCTAGAGGAGTTAAAATGATAATTCCTTCTAAGCTTCAATTCACAGCTGAGAGATTGATGAAATCTCAAGGTAGAACTGCGACTGCTGATAATGATATCAATGCAATAGCATCTATGGGTATGATTCCTCAAGGTTATAGAGTGAACAACTACCTAACAGATGACGATGCATTTTACATCATTACAGATGTTCCTAACGGTATGAAGATGTTCAATAGAGCACCTTTGACTACTGCTATGGAAGGTGATTTTGACACTGGAAACGTAAGATACAAAGCTAGAGAAAGATACTCTTTTGGAGTTTCTGACCCTAGAGGTATTTTCGGAGTAGAAGGCGCGTAATCATTAATTTTGTGTGGCGGTCTAAAAACCGCCACATTTAAAACATACAGAAATAAAACATATGAAAAAATTCTTAATTAAAATTACTGCCTACGGTTACATAACCGATTTTACAATTACGGCAGAAGACAATTCTAATAGTATCGAAAATGCAATCCTTGACAAACTAGGAAAAAATGATATTAATTGGGAGAAGTCAGGCTTTTATAGTTTGACAAAAAAATGGTTAACCTTTGAGGAGATTAACGATGACAAACTTACAAGACCTATACAAACAGAAAAGGTCTCTGGAGTTGAGTTGGGAGCAGGAGCATCTTAACGAGGGTAGATATACTCTTGATATGGTCAGAATAGATCATAAAGTCAGACAAGTAATTGCTGATATTAAGACAAAAGAAGCTGAGTTAGCACACCATGTTAGCAAAGTAGAAGACTCTGCACCACAAGTTTCCGTAGCTACTTAACAAAAAGCTACACCACTGAAATACCACTTTCACTACAGAATCTCTTGCACTCTATTTAAATCTGTTGTATATTTATCACACTGTATATTAAATAAATAAAATGTAGACGCATACAGTCGACATCCCTAGGGACTACATTTAATATTCTAGGAGGAATATAACATGGCAAACACAACGTTTACAGGCGCAGTCCGTTCAGAGAATGGCTTCGTTGATATAACAAAAACAGCATCAACTGGTGCAATTACAACTAACTCTACTTACTCTACTGATGCTTCAATTGGTGGAACTTTAGATGTTACAAGTGCAAGTACCCTTACAGGCAATGTATTTGCTAAAAACATTGCGCCAACTATAACGGGTCAAACAATAACTGCAAAAGCTACAGCAAGTACAAATACATATGTTGCAGGTATTAACGTTAACCCTTACACAGGAGCAAATGCTCAGGTAACAACTTTACCAGCGGCAACTTCAGGAGTTATAGTAATACATTCTCAATCAGTTGATACAACTGGTGGAACAGCTACTTTAATTTTTGATTGTGCAGGAACTGATGTTATTGAAACAGGTTCTGTATTTGAATCTAGAGCAAGTAGTGCAGTAATTTTTGATACTTCAACAGCTAACGAAACAAGATTAACTTATACGCCAGCTAATGCGGCAACTAATTTAATGAGTATTGGTTCACAAATAATATTTACATGTGTAACAGCAGGTAAATGGCATGTGTCAGCTAGACTAAGATCTATAGGTGCTGGAACAACTGGAACTTTTGTATTCGCAGCGTAATAATAATTAACTTGAGTGGGGTTTCGGCTCCACTTAAATTTTACTTGATTAAGGAGGGTAAATAAAATGGCAGACGTAGTAACAGGACCATCTATCATGCAACAAAATGATATTAGAGTGGTTATCAAATATGTAAATCAATCAGACGGAACAGGTGGAACAACTGTATTTGGAGATGTATCAGCACTGGACACAAACGTAGATGGTGCTTCTTGTTTACATTTAGTATTACAAAGATTATGGTTTTCAGCAACTCAAGCGGACGGTGGAGATTCATTTGTTCGTATGGATGAAGAAGATAATAATGGTGATATACCTATAATTGGTATAACAGGAGCAGGCTATTGGGACTTTAGAGAATTTGGTGGATTAAAAACTGATAAATCAGCTAACTCTAACCAAAGTGATGTCAACCTTGTAGTTCCAGGAGCAGCCGATTCTGGAAACATGTACACAATTGTAGCTGAATTTAAAAAGTTATATTAGGGGGGCTAGATGGCTAACACTACTTCTGGAACACACACATTTGACAAAACTTTTTCTGTTGATGAGATAGTAGAAGAAGCATATGAACGTATTGGTTCGCAAGTAACTTCTGGACATCAATTAAAATCAGCAAGAAGATCTTTAAATATTCTTTTTCAAGAATGGGGAAATAGAGGTATTCACTTTTGGGAAATAGGTGAAACAAATATGGATCTGGTTGAAGGTCAGTCGGACTATGATTTTTTTAGATCTGCTGCGGATGGTACAAGTGCAACAACAGTAACTAATGCCAGTGTATCAGAAACTGTTAATGGTATGAGCGATATACTAGAAGCAAAATTAAGAGCTGGAATTAATACAGTATCTCAAGCAGACTCAAGTTTAACTAAAGTAGATAGATCAACGTATGGTGGTTATTCAAATAAAAGAGCTAAGAGCACACCCTCAGCTGTTTTTGTTGAAAGATTTATAGATAAAGTAAGAGTGCATGTTTACCCAACACCAGATTCTAGTAATGCAGCAAAATTTATTCACTTCTTTTATTTAAAAAGAATACAAGATGTAGATTCAACATATACAGATGCAACAGACGTACCTTTTAGATTTGTACCTTGTATGGTTTCTGGTCTAGCTTTTTATTTAGCACAAAAATTTAATCCACAATTAGTACAGCAAACAAAATTATTATATGAAGATGAATTAGCTAGAGCTTTAGCAGAAGACGGTTCTGCATCAAGCACTCACATAACACCAAAAGTTTATTACCCAGGAGCATAATGGCAAAAACAGCATCAGGAAAACACGCAAAAGCAATATCAGATAGATCTGGTATGGAGTTTCCATACAGAGAAATGCTTACAGAATGGAACGGATCTTTTGTGCATTTTTCTGAGTTTGAAAAAAAACAACCACAGCTACAACCTAAACGAGATGCAGCTGATGGAATAGCTTTACCGGGTCAAGTTAGACCAGACAGAAAAGAATTTG